AATATAATAAAAAGAAATATAATATATTTGGGACAGAAGAATCTGCCCCAGAAATAGCTCAACCATCAAAAGAAATTGTTAAGAAAAAACCAACCGACGAAGTAGCTAAAGCCTACTATGAAACGATTAAGACGCTTAAACTACCAGTAAGAAATCACAATAATGTAAGAACTAAAATCAATCAACTTAAAAAGGAGCTAGGAGAAGAAGATTCTCTTAAATACCTACAATTCATAATCAATATTTACCCAACTTTACCAGATGACGGGTTCAAACCTCGCATACTAGAAGCCTTGGATATTTACAGCAAACGAGTCGCAATCGGATCATGGGTAACTAACCTACGAGATAAGCAATCTGGTGGAATTGCTGGTTGGTAGTTGATTTTTGCTAAATAGCAAATTATAATTGAAAATATGAAAGCAACAGAAATCACAACCATCACGGGTAAAACAATAACCGTTTCAAAAGAACAGGGCGACATTATTCGTCAAGGTATCCTTAACAAGACTCCATTCGTAACTATCGACAGACCTAATGGGCATATAATTCGTACATCTACCATTGCTGAGGTAAAAGACATTTGGACTAGTAATCCAAATCAGAAAACTTTAAATTCTAGTAATTCCACAGATAGGCGAGAATCTAAATGGGCTGAAGGTTACGAAGCCTTTAAGAGGAAAAAACAAGAACTTTTAAATAAATAAAACCAACCTACTTGTACTTTAAAACAGTTGTGATATAATGCAAGTTATGAGTAAGACTTGGTTAAATAACCCGCAATTTAATCAGACCCAATCCCGTGGGGTGTCTTGCTCATAGTGGTTGTGAAAAAACAAAAACTATCCGCAAGCCAGTCCCAAAAATAGGACTGGTTTTTAAGAACCTTAACAATAGACGAAGACACCATAAAGCAGGATGGAGAAGTGGTTATCTCGCTTGCCTCATAAGCAAGAGAACGCTGGTTCAATCCCAGCTCCTGCTACCATAATCGGAGTTAGTTTAGCTGGTAGAACGCCAGGCTTTGAACCTGGTAACGTAGGATCGTAGCCTACACTCCGAGCCACAAATTGGAAAAAAGAAGTCGCATAGCATCTATATATGGATTTGGATTTTCATCTATATATTGGAGTTAGACTAACAAATTAATGAGGAAACAGATTAGCGGCAACCTCTACCTTTTTCATTACGATATCACACGATAATACTGTCAAGACTTGCTATACTTGTAATTCTAAATAATTGAATGAAAGGGTATACATGAACGCCAACGCAATCATTAATGACGACATGACATTAGAAGAAAAATTAAGTGCTATTGACGCGGCGTTGAAAAAAGCCCAAGAAGTAGCTGAAGAACAAGCAAAGAAAAATGGCACTGTTGCGGCACCAGTTGACCCAGCAAGTTTAACGATTTGTGACGGTTGCGAATAAAACTATTGACATGAAAATTATTTACTGTATAATGAAAATATGAACGATATAGAGCAGACTTTAGCCGAGCGTAAGAATAGTAATGGTGATTATAAAGACCACGCTCATACAGCTCAAAGCATAAAGAATGTAATGTTGAGTTCAGCTAAATGGCAATCCTTGTCTGATCCGCAAAAAGAGTCACTAGATATGATAGCTCACAAGATTGGTCGAATATTAAATGGCGATCCAAACTTCATAGACAGTTGGCGAGATTTAGCAGGTTACGCAACCTTGATAGTGAATATTTTACAGACTACCGAGGGTGCTACAGACAATAAGATTGTCAAGGTGAAAGTAAAAGGCGATAAACTCGTAGAACTTTAATATAGAACTTTTTAGCGGGCACTGTAGTTTAATACGCTGGGTGCAAGGCGAAAACCTATCGGCAGGAGAAATCCTATACCCTGGAGTATTGTTAAGAGAAAGGGGTTAAATACTAGAAATAGTTGCTGATTGACGGACGGTTAAACAAAGTCAGAACAGATTCAAAACTATTGCACACCGTCTTTATGTGAGTAAGCCTAGAAGTAGGTTGCCTCACCAGTGTCCACTTAAGGGTTTTATTATGAAAGCAAAAATGTTTCTACACGGCTCAGTGCCATCACAAAAGAACTCAAAACGTATATTCCGCAATAGACGGACTGGTTCACCTATTCTAGTCACAGATAGTAAAGTTACGGAATGGAAAAAGGGTGCTAGTTTGGCGTTTAGAGCCTCTCTACCGCGATTTAATGGTCCAGTTAGTATAACTTTCCTATTCACTCATAAAACTCGCATACACAAGGATTTAGACAATTCTATAAGTACTTTACTTGATACATTAAAAGACTCAAAAATAATAACTGATGATAATTGCTTAACTGTTCAAAAATTAGAAGCTCAACTGGTAGGTTTCGATTCAAAGAACTTCGGAGTAGAAATAATTATTGAAAATCTAGAAAACCCCTTGACATAATTTCAAGTATGTGATTAAATCCCTCTGAGGAGGGGATTTTCTGTGAAGAAAATAAATCAAGATACCAATAAAAAAGAATATAAAAGTTTTGAACGTCAGGCTAAAGTGCTTATGGTGGATCTCGAGTGTTTCGTAGGTAACACAGAAGTACTTACCGAAGATGGTTTCGTACGTTTTGACAAACTTAAAGACGAAAAGGTGGCTCAATACCACGAAGACGGAACAATCACGTTTGTAAAGCCTACACATAAGATAAAAAAGCATTATAACGGCAATGTAGTTGATTTTAAGACTAGTATGGGGACTATCACTGCCACTGAAAACCATACAATGGTGGCTAGAAGTGTTAAATCGGGTAAAATATTCACATACCTAGCTAAAGAATCTCCGAATACAGGGATTACCATGTTTGCTGGACAAAATAAGAGGACTAAGAAATTATCTGCTCTAGACAGGCTGGCAATTGCCCTACAAGCTGATGCATATCGAGTAAATGAAGGGGTTAGAAGGTTTGACAAATCAGGTGAACCGCTTGCATACTGGACTATGACTTTTAGAAAGGCTCGTAAGATTGAGCGAATGGAGCAGATCTTGACACAGACAGATTTGCGATGGCGTAAAACAAGTCATCATAGAAAAACAGGACAACTAGACACTTTATTTGCAGTATATACTCCAATCCAGATGACGAAAAGTCTGGATACCTGGTTCAAGGTGAGTGAATGTGGCGAAGATTTTATTGAAGAGATTGCCTTGTGGGATGGAAGTATTAAAACATATAACTCGGGCTATCGTCAGATTTCTTACTCTTGCGGACAGCTTGATAATATTGAGTTTGTTCGTGATGTAGCAGTTATGAACAATAAAATGGCTACTTATTGCAGAAACGGGTCAGGATACAAGGTAACTATAGGTAAGACTAATACAGGGGATATTCGTAGCTTTAAGAAGTCAGTAAGAAAAATTGATGAAAGTGTTTATTGTGTTGAAGTCCCTACTCACATGATAATCGTTAAGGGTGGACAAAAAGTCTTGGTTACAGGCAACTGTAGTCCAACGCTAGGCTATTCTTATGGTCAGTGGCAAACAAATGTCATAAAAGTTGAACGACCACCAGTTCTATTGTCTTTTGCTTGGAAATGGTTGGGTGAAAAAGAAACCCATTGTTTAACCTTACACGACAGAGCAACCGTACAACAAGGTGATGATTCATTACTAGTTAAAGAATTGTGGAATCTCATTGATGAATGCGAAGTCTTTGTAGCACATAACGTTAAATTCGATCAAAAGATGGCAAACGCCTTTTTCTTAAGACACGGCTTAACTCCTGCTAGTTGGTATAAGACCTTCTGTACATTACAAACCGCCAGACGATACTTCAAGCTTGATAATAACAAACTAGATTACCTTGGACAACTACTAGGTGTAGGTCAGAAAACGGCTATCACAAATCATGATGTTTGGTATGATTGTTTAATTCATAACAATGAAGAGGCTTGGAAAAAATTAGCCACCTACAATATTCAAGATGTCGTTTTATTGGAAAAGATTTATAAAAAACTTCTACCGTTTGCAACCAACCATCCGAATGGAGCATTGTCGGCGGGGAGAGAAGATATCTGTCCACGTTGTATGCACCAATCAGAGTTCTCTATTAAAGCGTACAGAAAAACTGGAACACAAATTAATGCAATTCAACTTCAATGTCGAAATTGTCATGGATATGTTACTCGCCCACTAACCAAAGAAGAAAGAGAAGAGCTGGATTATCACGGAAGACTTAAATCATTTTATCGAAACATTGCGAATTGATATACTAAAATAAAGTGTCAAAGGAGTGATGTTGTATGGATGATAAAACCGTCAATCAAGTATTACAAATACTAGAATCGGAATTAGAAGAGGCTAAAAACTCAAAAGACGATTGATTTTTTAAGCCGTATCCATTATTATTAAATAGACAAGAGAAGAAGTATATGCTTCTACAAATCTTGTCAGAAGACTAGTGTGTGTTGTGGCACGAGCAGGGGAGAGAAGCACTCCCTTGCTTTTTTATGGGCAATACATTATACTTGAAGCATAACAATTTACTAGTTAGAAAGGTGGACAAGAATACAGATATGAAAACGGTTAATCATCAAGCATTCTTCAAGAATGTTATGCAAAAGCCAGACCATATTCGATTCTTAATTTATGGTAAAGAACTTGATGGTTTTACAGAGCAACTTATAGCGGATCTAAGTCACGTAAAGTTTCGTATTTATGGATATAAATCCCCATTCTTAGCGACATTAAGTCATGTAGAGTTGAATAAGGTTAAAAATATTGATGATCCAAAAATGTACGAAGACTTTGATTTTGTTATTACAGATGATGAAGATGTAGCTATTCGTGCTAGGTTAAGTGGAGCATGTCGGGTGAAAGATATCAATGAAGCTATTTTAATAGCACAAAACAATAATCTTGAAGAAGGTACTTTCCGATTGGACCAATATGAAAAAGCCTACCAAGAAATTATGAATCAAAAAGAGGAAGTCAAGTAGATAATGGATTATGTTTTCGTTGTTCAAATACATAAAGGAGATTCATTAGAAGACACTTTCCAACTCTTTTCAGATATATATCAGGTAAGAGGCAATTGTCATGTATTTATTATGAGCAACGATGCTAATCAATTAGTTCAATTAAGAGAAAATATTGAAGAATTACAGAAAAGAATCCCTTACTGGTCAACAGAGATATTTCTAAAGTCTAAAAGTAAACTATTTACCTGTTTCAATAGGTTTAGTCCACACACTAGATTAATTTGGATAGATTCTAACTATGCCTTAGAAGATAATGTAGTTTACCATCTGAACCAAGCTTCGCTATACGCAAAAGGATACGGTTTCATATCTCCGTATTGTGAGGGAGAAAAATATTATGTTACAGACATTTACGATGACAATCCTCAACCAATACAAGACTCACCAATAAAAGAACCTATGTCTGTGGATACTTGTCCAGTACCTGTATTTTTAACTACTATAAGTAATTATTTATTAGATCAAAACTCTGGTCTTATGAGAGGAATCGCATTACGTAGAATTGGGTTTAGAAATATGGTTCTACCTCAGGCGATTGTTTTTAAAAAGGAGAACAAAAATGACACAAACAATTAGAATGCACGTTGGGCTTCCTGCGTCAGGAAAGACAACAAAAGCCAAAGAACTTGAAAAAGAGGGCTGGGTACGAATCTGTAAAGATGATATTCGTGCGAATATGGAACACTACACTAGAAAGAAAGAAAAGGAAGTTATTCGAACCCGCAACTTTCTTATTCGCCAAGCCTTACAAGAGGGTAAAAATGTGGTAGTAGATGACACCAATCTCAATCCTATACATGAACGGTCTATTCGTGCAATTGCTCGTGAGTTTAATATCAGGTTTGAAAAAGACACCTCATTTTTGGAAGTGCCTATCAAAACCTGCATCGAGCGAGATTTGAAACGTCCGAATAGCGTAGGTCAGAATGTTATTTATTCAATGTATTACAGATGGATAAAGCCGTATAAACCTGCTGAATTAGAGCGTTACCCTCTCTGGAAATTACGTAGAGCCATTCTAGTGGACATTGATGGAACTTTAGCTATAAATACCTCAGGGCGAAGTTTTTACGATATGAAACGAGTAGGAGAGGACACACCCGATCCGTTTGTAGGATTTTTACTAGACGCTATTTCAACTGCCGATATGCACGAATACCTAGATGTGATTATTATGTCTGGGCGAAGTGAAAATGCAAGAAAAGATACTGAATCGTGGCTACGTAGGAATATGTTCGATTACAAACACTTATTCATGCGAGCTGAAGGTGACACACGACCTGATGACATTGTTAAGAAAGAATTGTACCAAAAACATATCGAGAATAATTGGGCAGTCCTAGGTGTAATTGACGACCGCCCTAAAGTATGCAATATGTGGCGTGAATTAGGTTTAAGAGTAGCACAAGTTGGTAACCCTTATGACGATTTTTAAATATAGTATGTGTAAAGGAGAAAAATGAAAAAACATAGTGAATTGTATTGGTGGCTTTTCGATCGAATACCTGGTCCAGTCTATAGAGCTTGGAAATGGGTTAAGAATCGTCCAAGAAATATTAAAGCAAACAGACTTCGAAAACAAGGTAAAGTGCCTGCCAAAGATGCTTGGAACTCAGATATAACTATTTGTGATATGTTAGCCCAACACTTAAAGTGGCATTTAAAGTGGCTAGATGAACAACACGAGGTTTTCCAGCCTAGAGAAGAGGATCTTAAGTACAAAGCAGAAATGGAGCGTGCATATAAAGCTCTATCACAATACGAATCTGTACATTATGCTTCCGAGCCTGCCTCTAAGCGACAATTACAAGAGGTGAAATGGGCAATTCACTGGGTGGCTAAAAATATAAGGGGTTTATGGTATTAGAAATAGAAAAATCCCTCAAAGAGTTCTCATTAATTTCTGGTGAAACTATTTCGATTCGGTGTCCAGAGAAAGACATAATCAAGGTAACCGACACAAAACGTAACAAAGTTGTAGGAACCTTTACCAGAGAAGAATTTACAACTCTTATGTTGCGAGCGATAGAAATGAAAGATTTTATTCTACTGAACAATGATATTATTGAACCAATAATAGGGAGGAGTCTATGAATGAAGCATTTAACTATGAAATGGAAGCAATTGACATTAAGATTGATGATGAGTTCTTGCGTTATTGCAACACTGATAGCATTATTTTCAATGGTAAAAGTCTAGTTAAAATTATAAATACCAATAAGGAGGAAAAATATATGGAAGAATGTCCATGCCAAGAATCGAGCAAAACACTTGCACGAGAGTATGTAGAAAGCCAACAAGACAAGGAAACTGCTCTGCTTAAAAAGCACCGAGTTATCAATGACTCTGGCGTAGTAACAATGCGAGGAATCGAGTTGATCTGTCAAGTGATACTTGAAAATAAGGATATTAAAAATAAGATTGTTGAATACTTAGAAGGTAAGGATAATTAATTATGACACAAGAAGAATTTACAAAAGCAGAAAAATTACTTAAGAAGATTGCGAAACGGCTTAAAGATAAAGAACTAGAATGGATTGTGCAAGCCTCTAAAAGCTCATTAGATGGTGGAGAAAAGATTTACTATTCAGCACAAATCAATGTACCTCATCAATCGCTTAAACCGTTAATGTGGACCAAAGATAGTGTAGAAGACCTATTGTTTGCACTAGAAGCTTCAGCTAAACATCTAGATCGTGATGCAGTTACTAAAGCTTACTACGAGCTGGAATTAAGTCGTGCTGAAAAAGCCGTCAGCGATTACAAGGAAGCACTCAAGAAATTGGATGAATCTTCCCAAAAATCAGAAAAAAAGGTATAATAGATATAGTATTAAATTAAGCCAAGGAGGAATAGAGATGGCTAAAGACTTTAACAACGTAACATTAATGGGTAGGCTAACTAAAGATCCTGAATTAAAAACCACAGCTTCAGGAAAGAATATCTGTTCTTTCACCCTAGCAGTGAACGGATTCGGAGATAAGACGAATTTCATCGATTGTAAGGCTTGGGAAAAAACTGGTGAATTAGTGTCTAAATATGTAGGCAAGGGGCAACGTCTATTGGTTGTTGGTGAATTAGAGCAGGAAAGTTGGGAAAAGGACGGGCAGAAACGGTCTAAACTTGGAGTCTTAGTTCGTGAATTACAATTCATTGAAAAACGAGATTCCGACTCTGTAGCGGCAAGTCAAGCTGAAAAGCTTATGGGCGAGCCTGTTTCACTAGACGATATACCTTTTTAAGTTGAATTGTCAAGGGTGAGATATCTGATTTGATATAATGTGTCTAGAAAAGAGTTTCACCCTTGGAAACTAAAACTTTCTATCTAATAGTCAAAACTAAAACGAATGAGGGGAAATGGAAAAACAATTTATACCTATTACTCCAATAGGAGTTGAAAAAGAAGCATTAAAAATGACTGTCTTAAATGGACAGCCTGAAATCTTTCATAGCATTCAAGGTGAAGGACGAAACCTTGGTCAAGATGTAGTATTCTGTCGATTAAGTGAATGCTCACTTGCATGCTCGTGGTGTGATAGCCCACAATCTTGGTGCTACACACAGAGTAAAGCCAACCAACACGAGGATGGTGTTGTTTACGATAGAGCAGAAAACCAAACTCAAGTGTCAATAGACGACTTGGTTGAATCTGTAAAGAGCTATGATGAACCTCATATCGTTATAACAGGAGGTGAACCACTATTACAACAAAGAGTTCTACCTGCCTTCATAAAGAAATTGCGAAATGAAAATCCTGATTTTTATGTGGAAATCGAAACCAATGGAACTATTCGCCCGAATGACGAAATGGCTGAATTAGTAAATCAGTGGAATGTTTCACCGAAACTGAGTAACTCTGGCGATTCAGAAAGACGACGGATCAAGGCAAAAGCCCTGCAGAAGTTTACAGAATTACCGAATGCAGACTTTAAGTTTGTAGTGTCCAGTGAACAGGATGTGGAAGAAATCCTTACACTTCTAGATGAGTATGAAGTTCCTGCGGATCGAGTATTTCTTATGCCTCTAGGTAGAACAAGAGAGGAATTAGCCGAAACTGAACCACTGGTAAAAGAATTAGCACAGACATTAAATATGAACTTCAGTACACGTGAACATATTAATCGCTGGGGTGATAAAAGAGGAGTATAAATGTACGAAGATACAACAGTTCAAGCAACCAAGTTTCATGAAATCTGTGCTGGGCATCGCGTTATAGGTCAGGGTGGAAAATGTGAACGAAGTTATCACGGTCATAATTATGTTATTCACTTTACCGTTGAGGGCGAAGTCAAAGAAGATGGAATGGTTATGGATTTCGGTATAATCGGAAATCTTCTATGTAATTGGATTGAGGAAAATTACGATCACAAGACTTTAATTTGGGAGAAGGATCCCCATCGAGGATTCTTTGAAAAAGCTACTCCAGATGGAGTGTGTATTGTTCCATTCAATCCTACAGCGGAAAATATAGGTGCTCATCTATTGAATGTGGTTGGTCCAGAGCAATTACAAGGAACTGGAGCGAAATTAGTAAGAGTAAAGGTTGAAGAAACTACTAAGTGTTCAGCCGTCGTAAAATTAAGGAGTTAATATGGTTACGAGAGAAGAAGCAGTCCAAAGTATGGACAAGGTATTGGAATATTTGTCTAAGGGTGAAAGTAAAGTTCGTCCTGATATGGCAAAAACGCCAGAACGTTATATTAAAGCAATGGAAGAGATGACAACTCCACAAGAGTTTTCTTATACATCTTTTGACAATCCAGACAAAGAAGATAAAGGAATGGTGATCCAAGGTCCTATCAAGTTCATTTCGAGCTGTGCTCATCATACATACCCATTCCAGGGTGAGGCTTGGGTTGCATATGTCCCAGGTGAAAAAATTGTAGGACTTTCTAAGCTTGCTAGGTGCGTTAAAGAAACTTCAAAGCGTTTCGGAGTTCAAGAAGAAATTACAAACGACATTGCGACTATTCTTGAAAAAGAGTTGAAACCGCTTGGTGTGGCAGTTTACATGAAAGCTACTCACGGTTGTATGGCTTGGCGTGGAGTAAAGTGTTCAGAAGCTAACACAATTACTACGAAGTTAACAGGAGTATTCAAAGACAATCTAAATACACGACAAGAGTTCCTGTCAATGATTAATAAATAGGAAGAGGCAATGAAAAATAAACTTGATAAATCAACACTACTAGCTCTTTTGTCTGGCGTATTCGCTGGAGCTTTAGTGCTTTCTAACATCCTAGCAGGAAGAGTTTTCGATCTAGGTTTCTGGGGATTGACATTAACTGCAGGGGTATTTATATTTCCTGTTACTTTTATTGTTAACGACATCCTGGCTGAGGTTTATGGCTTTAAAAAAGTGTCAATGATAATTTGGTTAGGGTTTGTTATAAACTTGATAGCCGTTGCTCTATATTGGCTTGCAAACACTCTTCCCGCCCCAGACTATATGATTAGTACGGCACAAGCATATCAAACTATCTTAGGTACATCTTTCAGAGCCTTAGTAGCTAGCCTTGCGGCATACTTAATGGGAGGGTTTGTCAATGCAAAAGTTATGGATTACATGCATAAAAAGCACGGCGAAGAGAAATTCAAACGTCGTGCAGTGTTATCCACTATTTTTGGTGAATCTGCTGATAGTATTTTCTTCGTCACAATTATGTTTTCAGGCGTACTGCCACTAGGTGTAATGTTATCAATGATTGTTATCCAAGCAAGCACTAAAACTCTGTTTGAGGCTATCTTTTTACCAATCACTACTCGACTTGTAGCAAAAGCTAAGGAGCTTAAATAATGATTGAATTAATCGGTTTAATAGCTACTTTATTCGTCTTAATCTCATTTCTTCAAAAGTCAGAGATTAATATTAGGAAGTTTAACATTGTAGGGGCAACACTATTTGTTATATACGGCTTTCTGATCTCCTCTATCTCGGTTTGGTTACTCAACGGTATTTTATTAGGAGTACATATTAAAAGGCTAAAGGAGCTATATAATGAAAAAAAATAAGAAAGTATTAGTCATTTTATCTGGTGGACTAGACAGCACTACTCTTTTGTATGACATGGTGCATCAAGGGTATGAGGTTGAGGCAGTTAGTTTCTTTTACAAACAAAGACATTCAAAGGAATTAGACTTTGCTCGAAGGACTACTGAAAAATTAAATATTCCTCACAGGTTGATAGATATTTCATTTATGTCTGACATGCTCTCAAAAACTAGCCTAATTGCCAAAAATAATATAGATATTCCTGAAGGTGATTACCGAGAAGAGAGTATGAAAAGTACTGTCGTGCCAGCTAGGAATTTAATTATGTCTAGTATTGCGATTTCTCTAGCTTCAGAAATACAAGCTCATAAAGTGGCAATAGGTGTTCATTCAGGAGATCACGATATCTATCCAGATTGTCGACCAGAGTTTATTGAAAAACTTAATGAAGTAGCTAAAATAGCAGACTATTGGAAGGTTGAAATAATAGCCCCATACGTAAATATGAGTAAAGGTGATATTGTACGAAGAGGTTTGGAAATCGGTGCGGATTATTCAGACGCTTGGACATGTTACAAGGGTAAAGAAAAGGCGTGTGGTGCTTGTGGATCTTGTATTGAACGCTTAGAGGCTTTTGAGGATAACAATGCAGTAGATCCAATTGAGTACGAGAAGAGGTAAAATGAAACTATACTTTGCAGGGTATTCTACAGACACAGAAATAAGTGAATGTACAGGTACTAAGAATCTTCTTGAAAGTTATTTATATTTTAAGAAAAAAGATTACCAAGCTTGGCATAAAGAGCGAGGACTTCTAGGTAAGGACCTATTCCTTGACTCTGGTGCGTTTTCTGCCTTTACTAAGGGTGAAGTGATAGATATTGATGACTACATAAACTTCATTAAAAGGAATGAAAAATGGATCACTACATATGCTGGTTTGGATGTTATTGGAGATAGTAAAGGTACACGTCAAAATGTAGAATATATGGAATCTAAAGGACTACATCCATTGCCAACATTTCACCACGGTAGTGACTATGCAGAACTTGAACGTATGGTAAAGAAATATGACTATATTGCTCTGGGGGGGCTAGTACCTATTTCTATGAATGTACCACTAATGAAAAAACATCTAGATAAATGTTTCAGAATAATTGGTAAAGACGTAAAAGTACACGGGTTCGGAGTAAATGGCTATTGGGCTTGGTTACGATACCCATTTTACTCTGTAGATGCTACTAGTTGGCTTACGGGCGGAATGTATAGAAGACTTATAACTTTCGATCCTGCTTCTCACAAATTAGTGCAAAGTACAAAAACAAAGAATAGTGACAATATACTATTTATGAAGGCTCATACTGCTAATTATAGAGAGTTGAATATGCACAATGCTAAAGAGTATATGAAAGCTGCCCACTTCGTCACTAGGCTATGGGCTAATCGTGGTATAGTACACCCAGAATAAAGAGAGGAATACAAATGACAAACATTACTAAACACACATTCAATCCCAAAAATGTAAGTATAGTGCCTATTTCAGATGTACATCTTAATGATTACAATCCGAAAGAAAAACGTACAGCAGAGTATGAAAAAGTTAAGGAAAGCATTTCTCTTAATGGATTCATGTCGCCAGTTATCGTTCGTCAAGTAGAAGGTGAAGACGGCTTTACTATTGTTGATGGTGAACAACGAGCTACAGCAGCTCAAGATCTAGGTTACAAGGAAATTCCTGTATACAACTTAGGTTTTATATCTGAAGAAGATGCTAAAGCAAAGACTATCTGGGCTGAAGTAAGTGTTCAATTTGATCAAATCCAATTAGCTCCACTCGCTATAGAATTGAATGAGATAGGTATTGAATTACCATACTCTGAAAAACAGATGGAAGATTTTAAAGAACTCTGTGCTTTCGATTTCGATAATGCGTATGAGGACTCTGAACAAGAAGAAGATGACGATACACCTAAAATGAAAACCCTTAATGTTAAGGTGACAGATGATCAGTTAACAATCATTAAAGAGGCTATGAAGATTGTGACTGAGAATGAAAATGTATCTGAAGGTAGAGCGTTAGAACTACTCGTTGCGGATGGACTTGCGGGTTATCAACAAACGAATTATATTCCAGAGAATGAGAAAGAGGAGTAAAACACTCCTCTCTTTTTTTATTCAACAGCAGAACTGGACGGGTATACAAGATGCTAATTTGACAAGTGTTGAGTTTTTGATTCATCGAGAGTTACCTCATTACCAGCTTCTCTGCTGGGTGAAATGGTCAAGCCATCTAATTCGTACTTGTAAATTGTCTTATATACCCGATTGACTATATAAGGTGATGATTTGCCGAGTTTTAATTTCCTCGGCTTGCTTGAGCGTAATGTTTCTTACACAAACCTTTTGCGTGATGGGTGTTACTGCAACCATCGAGTGTACATGTATAATACTTGCGTCTTCTACTACCATTCCTATGCAACTTTTCGTGGTCAACATCGGACACGAGAATCAGGTTAACTAGCCTGTTGTCTGTCTTGTTACCATTAATGTGGTGTATATGTTCGTTGAAACGTAGTTTTCTACCTAGATACTTTTGATAAATTACTCGATGTTCATACTCCCAAGCACGAATATCGTTATTCCATATCCTTCTATAGCCCTTATACAATTGTGCCATACTTCTCCTTTCCGCCACTTATATAGCCAGTTGACAACACCACCACGGAGCGAAGGATTTCTCACCTTTCGGTTTACTCCCGTTCGGGAACCCAGCTTTATTCCTCAGGTTAATGTTGCCAGTTGATAGCACTAAATGATAGTTGTTTTGGGTATTAGAATAACAAAAATATGCATACAAAATTTTCTTCTCTAAGATAAAAGGTGCGTTAGTGCTACCAGTTGAACAGACGACCTGGGTGGGCAAAATGGTCATCTGTCCAGTTCTACGGTTGAATTGTTAATGTTCTAAACCATTTTTCCCAAGTGGGGAAATTGGTTTCTACTGGGTACAAATTGTACCCGATTGGTTTAGTGTTGTAACTCATTTTGAGGACTTCCTCAAAATGGTTTTGCCCAGTTTATTGACATATGGCAGGTCATTGATGATTCTTATTTTTTAATTATATTACCAAGTCCTTTTTAATTCACCGTTTACTGATTCAATACCGATATAGTCCATTTTTGCTTGAGCGTAACTAGTGTTGTATATGTAAGCAAGTACCTTACCGTTTTTGATGTCTTCCTGGCTTTTTAACCAATCTTCTTCACGATCGCTTACGAAAAGGATTGAATATTCAGTGTAAAATTGACCTTCTGTTTTAATAATGTGATAAGCTAATGCTCCACACTTTTCCTGTAGGTTATTTAGTGAGTTTACAACGCCTTCGTTTGTAAATTGACTAAGATCTTGATTGGTTATGTTAAGTAGTTGATTTCTTTTAGCTGCTTCCTTGATTTGATTATTGTTCATTGCTTGTCCTTTCTTATTTATATATTTATTATATATCAGAAAGAATCAAAAGTCAATACTTTTTTCCGATTTTTTATGACTTTTTTCGAAAAAAAGATAAATATTGACTTTCTAAAGTAAACCACTTATAATTAAAAATGAAAGGAGGGAGTATGAAAGAAGATAAGATAAAAAACTTCCTGAAAACTACAGATGGAGTAGTACTCAATACAGAAGAGTTAACTCTGGAAGATATTGAAGAATTAGCCGAAAGAAGACGAGAATTAGCGGCTGATTCCGTCAGTAAACGCCAGAAAGAGGCAGAGGATAAACTCGTATCAGAGTTACAAACTCATCTACAGAATAAAGACATACCAGAAGCTACAAGGTGTGCTATTGAGTTTCTAATAACGGTATATGGACACGAACTTCTAGGAATTTGGGCATTAAGGTATTACAAGAGGATGACTAGTGGAGATATTACACCTTTTGATAGAGCATCTACTCAATTACTAAAAATGCGAGGAGATATATAAATAATGTACATGTTAATTTGGATAATAATCGTAACAGGAATTTTAATTCTTGTAGCTATCTCAGAATACGAAATATCTAAGCAAGATGAAGAATGGATGAACGAGTTGCGAGATAAGAAACGCAATCGTAAATAATAGGAGTAATAATGCCACTACCAAAACCCACTAAATCAAGTATTTATCAAGCCCTGTTTGAATATAAGGTTCTTACACAAGCCGCTCAACTTAATATCGCTAAAGGATATGCTAAATATGATGACCTTGTAAGTTATCAGGCTTCACTTGATAATAGAGCTTCTGAAGGTATTATAAAAGCGATGGAAAAGCTTCAAAGAGAAACAATTGAATATTGGTATTACTGTTTAATAGATAATGAGAAGAATGGTATGGTTGCGATGAAAGAAGCTATAGAAGAATTAAAGGACAAAGAAGAAAATGAAAACAACTAAATTATTAGAAACGTCATCAGATATTCTTGATCTTATAGTCTACGGAATAGTTATTGTTAACATTTGTATTGCTATTTTTCATAGTGACTGGACACGCGGTATATTCTTTTTACTAGTCGCTAGTTTCGTACAAAATAGCAATAAACGTTAAGATATTCACTTACATAATTAAGACATAGAAAGGAAAGGACACATGACATTTAATTATTACCAACTAAAAGCATTAGAAACAGCCATTAATCGTAATGGTAAAAATGAACTATTCCACCTAGCACTAGGCTTAGCAGGTGAAACTGGCGAGGTCATGGAAAAGCTTAAGAAAGCAGTTAGGGACAACGAGTCTGTCATTACAGAGGAAATGAAACAAGACCTTAAAAAGGAGCTAGGAGATGTTTTATGGTACTTGGCAGTATTTGCAGATTATTTGGGCATTGAACTTCAAGACATTGCAGACCTTAACCTTCAAAAGCTAGCTGACCGTCAAAGAAGGAACAAATTGTCAGGCTCAGGGGATAATCGATGAAATATTTTGAAACTGAGTGCAGCAAAAACACGACAGGAGTACCTACTAGTTCATTGACTTATTAAAGCTAATGTAAACATACTCTAAAACAGCGTAAGAGCGTCCCTAACGGGCGTTCTTGTGTTTTATGTATAACTTTATATATGAATAGATAAATTCGCATACAAGAGCTTAGAATCGGTTATATATTATTTACGCATAACTCCTGAAGTATTACCCCTTATGGTATAATAATAGTAGATAAACTTAACCCAACACAAAAGGAGACCATTATGGATACCGTTGGAATACAAATCAAAACACCTTTTATTAACATTGACGACCTACCTGTAGGTACTAAGAAAGTTTCACTTGTTGTAGATGGTGGAATATCTTTTATCCGTTGTTATGATATTGACGGTAAGAAAATAGACTCAATCATTTACAATGAAGAAACTAAAGCATATACACCTAGCGAAAGAATCAACTTCTCTGAAGACGGTATTGATTATGAAGAACTACTAGCTATGGGCGTTGATAAAGACGAGCTAGATTCAATTATTGAACAAAACAGCTAATCTACTAGACAATTTATACCAAAACATGTTATAATAAGGCATGAATCAATTTAGTGTTAAAGATTGTAATTTGTATGATAATCTCTGTCATGCGATACTTATTATGCAAACTCTAAAAACACTAGATAAATCCACTCCAGAGTACAAGGCTATTAAACAGAAAAAACAGGAAACCTTAGCCACCTTAATGAAACAAATATGTCATTCAATAGGCACTAGAGAAATATTACTCGACACTCTTAATCAATTACTAGAATTAAACAATCACAATCCACAAGCTAAGAATCTAGTGCTAACCTTATTTGAAACTCTCGACGAAAAACCCAAGAAAAAACATTGACATGCAATAATGTATAATATATAATGAAAGTGTAGCCTTACTCTCCATGATAGATTACACTACATTACTTATACTGTTTACCTACCAAGCAGTGGGATAAACCCTGAGAGCCTCCTTCATAGGGGGCTTTATGTGTGCTTAAATTATGCTATAATACATTTAGAATCATTTATATAGATAATGAAAATAATCTAAAAGAATAAAAGGCAAAGAAACATAAAAATGTACAAAAAGAGGGGGAATTGATGGGAAAGAAGTACAGTAAAGAAGATATTGAGAGAATTGCAAACACTCCTGATGATTTGCTCACTCCAGCAGAGCGAGGGTTTAAGAATATTATTCCTACTATCGGTTATAAGGGAATGCCACCAACCAATCCTCGAGGAAACTGGAAAAAGACACCTAGTTTCAGTTCTAAAGTTCGCAAATTGATGAATGATGAAGAGTTCTTAAAAACCATTCTTAAAAGCACTCCTAGTCAATGGCAAGGAATCGTTGACAATACTCCTGCTTCAATGATAGCCGCTGGAATTGTGGCTGGTGCTACTAAAGAGATAGCTAAATCTGTAGCAGAAAATAAGCCTATTAGTAAGGAAGTTCGCGACTTAGTGGACCTACTGAATAAGATTGGTTACGGTGAAAAGGTAGTACATGAAGCTGGTGAAACATTCTTCGATAAAGCTAACATTAGTTTCAATGTTGTATCTACTCCTACATTAGAAGAGATTAAAGACAAAGACAAAGACGATGACGAGGAGGATTAGTGGAAAACCTCACAATCAGCGACAAGCAACGTCATGCTATTGGTTTGCTTGAAAATCCTAGTGCTGTTGAAATCTTCATGGGTGGTTCTGGTGGCGGACCTCAACCATTAGATGCAATAGTTAAAACACCTGCAGGAGATAGGGCTATCGGAGATCTAGAAGTTGGAGATAAGGTATTAACCTATAATGGCGACATTCAAGAAGTAATCGATATTCCTTATGAAGGAAAAGGCTTAGTCTTTGAAATAACCCTTGAATCTGGTCGAAAAGTACAAGCTGAAGAGAATCATCTATTTCCATTCAAGTTAGCAAGAAATAAAAGACCTGAACTATTGAAGGTCAAAGATTATGTCTATTCTTTGGATTCGTGGAAAGAGGAAAATCAACCTGAATTATACGTCAGTGAAAATGGCAAGATTTGGTCAGAAAAGATAGCTTCATATAAGCTTATAGGAGATTCTATTCCTGTTAGATGTATTTCTGTGTCAAATCTTGATGGTTTATACCTGACTAATGACTTTATTGTTACTCATAACTCCAAGACGTTTACGATGGCTATTATGGTACTTCTCACCATCAGGCAATACCCTGGCTGTCGTTTGTTTGTAGGAAGAAAAACTCTTAAATCTCTACGACAATCATTCATCCAAACCTTACTAGGTCAAGTGCATAAGATGTTCAATTTGGTAGAGGATCAGGACTTCAACTACTCTGCCCAGCTAGGAGAAATTAAGTATAACAATGGATCAACTGTTATTTTTGGTGAGTTAATGAAAAACCCATCTGACCCTGATTTCTCACGTTTCGGTTCCCTTGAATTAGATATGGCGTTTATTGAAGAGGCTGGTGAAGTAACTTTGGAGGCTAAGAATGCTATTCGTTCACGTGTTGGTCGTGGCATAATGGCGAAAGAACATAGTTTACCTGGTAAACTAGTACTCTCTGGTAACCCCTCTCAAAACTTCCTACGTACTGAGTATTACGATCCATATATGGAACTTGGTGGTGGTGAATACCAAAGCTGGGTAATTGGCGAAACGGTTATTCGACCTGACAAGAAAAAAGTTCCAAAGAAAGTGCCTATGAAACGCTGTTTTCTTCGTATGTCGGTATATCAGAATCCATTTATTCCTCAAAGCTATATAGACACGCTTAAAACGCTTCCTAGGAGGGAAAGAAAACGTTTGCTCGATGGAGATTGGGATTACGCAGATGATGACAGTTCACTATTTAAATCAGGCTTGATAGATAAAGCCATAACGTATGAATTGCCTCAATCTAGTGAGAACTTTAATAAAGTTATTGGAGTGGACGTTTCAGATGCTGGTAGAGATCGTACAGTATTTTCTCTTATAGACAATGGTGTATTAGTAACTCAGAAATGCTCTAATGTACAGATGAATTGGGATAGAAAAAGTGAAGAGCCTTTAAGTTACTTAATTGCGAATGAATTAATAGAGTTTGCCCAAAGAAATGGTTTTCAACAAGTAAACGCTAAAAACATAGCGGTGGAATCAAACGGTGTCGGTGTTGGCGTAAGGGACGCTTTACGTGTTCGTGGCTGGACTTTAACAGAATATGTAAATACTGGTCAATCGAGATCAGATAATTACTATAACTTAATGTTAAATATGGATTCAGGAACTATTAAACTCTATAAGGATGTAAGCACTCTAGGTGAGTTAAGAAAAGAACTTGGAGCTCATACTTATGAAATGGAAAACCAAGAACC